GAAACCGCCGCCCGCCCCGAAACCGCGACCCCCAAGTTCGCCGAAATCGTGCCGCCCTCGGGCGAGCTCTATGCCAATCCGGCGGCGAGCCAGGCGATGCTAGACGATGCCGGGTTCGATCTGGAAGCCTGGCTGGCAAATGAGATCGCGATGGAGTTCGCCCGGGCCGAAGGCGTTGCCTTCATCAGCGGCACCGGCACCAACCAGCCCAAGGGCTTCCTGACCGGCACCACGGTGACCACCGGAGACGCCACCCGCGCCTTCGGTACGCTGCAGCACGTGGTCAGCGGCAATGCCACTGGCTTCGATACGGCGCCCGAACTGAAGCTGATCGATCTGGTCCACGCGATGAAGCCCGGGCACCGCCAGGGTGCGACCTTCGTGATGAACTCCACCACGATGGCGGCGATCCGCAAGCTCAAGGACGCTGACGGTTCGTTCCTGTGGTCGCCGGGCCTGACCGAGGGCCAGCCCAACCGCCTGCTCGGCTACCCGGTGGTCGAGGCCGAGGACATGCCCGATATCGCCGCCAACACGCTGCCGATCGCCTTCGGCAACTTCAAGGCCGGCTACCTTATCGCCGAACGCAGCGCGACCGCGATCCTGCGCGATCCGTACACCAACAAGCCCTACGTCCACTTCTACGCGACGAAGCGTGTCGGCGGGCAGGTGCTCGACAGCGATGCGATCAAGCTGCTGAAGATCAGCCTCTAATCGCACCTCCTACCCGGGCAGGTTTCCCCTTGCCTGCCCGGGCCGCGCCCGCGCCGCTGCCGCCCCTCCCCGCCGGCGGCGCGGGCGCCTCCTTTTCCCTGCCAGAACACGATTGGAGACGCCCATGAAGCGGGCAACCGTCACGCCGGCCGTCCTGCCTTCGGCGGCGCTCGCCGAGCTCAAGGAATGGCTAGGCATCACCTCGGCCCAGGACGATGCACCGCTCAGCAGCCTGCTGCGCGCCGCACTCGACCTGTGCGAGGACTTTACCGGCCAGGTGCCGCTGGCCGCCACTTTCGAGGAACTGCTGCCCGCCAGCGGTGACTGGCAAAGGCTGGCGACCGGGCCGGTGCTGGCGATCACCCAGGTCGAAGGCGTGCCAGCCGATGGCGCGCGCTTCGCTCTTGCCGCCTCGGCCTTTGAGATTGACATCGACGCTGGCGGTGTCGGCAAGGTCCGCGTGCTTTCGCCAGGATCGGCGGGCCGCGTCGCGGTGCGCTTTTCGGCCGGACTTGCCGCCGGCTGGACCGCCCTGCCCGAAAGCCTGCGCCAGGGCGTGATCCGCCTTGCCGCACACCAGCACCGCGCCCGCGATGATGATCGTGCCGGGCCGGTACCGCCCGCCGCCGTCGCCGCGCTGTGGCGTCCGTGGCGGCGACTGCGGCTGACATGATCGCCGCTGAAGCCGATTTCGCCGCGCTTGCCGTGCGGCTGGCCCGGCGCGCTGCCGATGCCGCGCAGGCGCGGGCGGAGAGCCTGCATGTTGCCCGGCGCGGCGATGGTTCGCACTGGCGCCGTGCGGCGCTGGTCTGGCCCCATTTCACGAAAGGATAGGCGCCGATGGAAGTGCCGCTTCGCGCTGCCCTGATCGCCTGGATCGCTGCCGATCCGGCATTGTCAGGCCAGCTCAACGCCGTGGTCGAGGAAGCCCCGAGCCGCACCAGCCTGCCCTGGCTGGCGGTTGCCGCAAGTGCCAGCGCCGACTGGAGCACCAAGACGCAAACCGGCCGCGAGGTCCGCGTTGCGCTGGAGCTTCACTGCCGGGGCGACCAGCCCAGCACCGCTGGCGATCTGATTGCGGCCATCGAGCACCGCATCGACGACCTGCCACGTGCCCAGTCGGGCTGGTCGGTCGCCACGATCCAGTTCCTGCGCGCCCGCGCCGAACAGCGGGCCGCCAATACCCGCGCGATCCTCATCGAATACCGCTTCCGCCTGCTGGCGGACTGACCCGGCTAACCCAGGAGAACCCCCATGCCCGCACAGAAAGGCAGCGCCTTCCTGCTCAAGATCTCGAACGGCGGCTCGCCCGCCACCTATGATACCGTGGCCGGCCTGCGTACCACGCAGATGTCGATCACCGGCGATGCCGTCTCCATTACCAGCAAGGACAGCGGCGGCTGGCGAGAGCTGCTTTCGGGCGCGGGCCAGCGCTCTGTCTCGGTCAGCGCTGCAGGGATATTCCTCGGCAGCGCGGCGGAAACGGCGATGCGCGGCCATGTCCTTGCCGGGACCATCGCCGACTACGAACTGAGCTTCGAGGGCGGCGAAAAGATGCGCGGCGCCTTCCTGATCCAGCGGCTGGACTATGCCGGGGATTTCAACGGCGAGCGCAATTACACCTTTCAGCTCGAAAGCTCGGGCGTGGTGGTGCCGGCGTGAGCCGCGAGAACCTTGCAAACCCCTGGCGCGGTGAGGCTTCGCTGGCGATCGGCGGCATGCCGCGCTGCCTGCGCCCCAGCTTTTCCGCGCTGGTCGCTGCCGAGGAGGAACTAGGGCCGCTGTTTGCCCTGGTCGAACGCGCGGGCGCCGGGCAGCTGCGGCTGGGCGAGGTGGCGGCGCTGTTCTGGCACTGCCTGACCCCGCGCGACGGCCTGACTCGCGACATGGTGGGCGAAGCGGTGGTCGAACTGGGGCTGGCCGAAGCGGCCAAGCCCCTGCGCGGCCTGCTCGCCCAGATCCTGCAGGGGCGCGGGTGAGCGAAGAGCCCAGTTTCGGCCCGGGCGCGCAGCGGCTTTCGGGCCTTGCCATGCGCGCATTGGGCTGGCGACCGGACGACTTCTGGCGCGCCACCCCGGCTGAACTTGCCGCCGCGCTTTCATCCGACACCGCCGCCGCCGCCTCCCCGCCCAGCCGCGACGAGATCGCCGCCTTGATGGAGCAAGACCATGACTGATCCGGTCGACAGCCTGCTGATCGATGTGCGCGCCAATACCCAGGGATTCGCCGAAGACATCGCCGCCATGCGCTCTACCTTCGATGGCACGCTTGTCGACGGCTTCGGCAAGGCCGGACAGGTGCTGGAACGCGGGCTGCTTTCCGCGCTCCGGCGCGGCAGCCTGGGCTTCGATGACCTGAAGCGCATTGCCGTGAACGTGCTCGATTCGATCGCCCAGCAGGCGATCAACAGCCTGTTCGCCCCCAGCCAGCAGGGCGGCGGCATCGGCGGCCTGCTGAACCTGGGCGGCCTGCTGGGCTCTGTCCTGGGCCTCCCCGGCCGGGCCACCGGCGGCCCGGTTTCGCCGGGGCGCGGCTATCTGGTGGGCGAGCGCGGGCCGGAACTGTTCGTGCCGACCAGCGCCGGGCGGGTCGAACCCAACCATGCGCTGACCGCCCCGGGCCGCGACGTGCGCGTGGCGATCACGCTCAATTCTCCGCGCGGGCAGGATGCCCCGCAGGCGCTGCAACGCTCGAGCCGCCAGGTGGCGAGCGCCGTGCGCCGCGCGCTTTCCCACACTTAAGGAACCGATCCCATGGCCTTCTGGCTTGCCGCTGCCCGCGAGGGGCAGGACAGCGACTGGATCCAGCGCTTCGATCCGCGCTTCTGGACGGTCAACTTCCCGCGGCCGATGATGGCGGCGCTGACCACGCCCGCGCCCGATGCCTTGCGCGTCGATGCCGTGTTCCTGCGCGAGGGCGACCTGGCGGGGATCATCTGGGACAGCGAAGACACGCTTGACCACCCTTTGCTCGCCTACCGCACCGAGCGCGACTATGCCCACTGCACGCTGTCATTCCGCTGGCGCTCGTCGGGGGTACTCCCACTCGACGCGGTCAACGGCCCGACGCTGACGATCGAGGGACGCGATGCCGCCGGCGCGGCGCGGACCTGGTACGTGCGGCTGTGGAACTATGCCACCGGCAGCAATACCGACGCGCAGGTGGTGCTGCCGTTCTCTGCGCTGGCCGGCGGCTTCCTGCATCCGGCGGAGGCCGATCCGGTTCACCCTTCGGCGATCGACCGGCTGTTCATCTCGCTTGTCGCGCCTGGCTTCGTGCCGGGCAGCACCGCGCCGCTGGCCGTGGCGGCAGAGGGCTGGATCGAACTGACGGAAATCGCCTGCGAGGGCACGCGCGCGGTGATCGAGATCGGCGACATCATGGTGCCGCCGCACGGCCTGGCTGCCGCCACCGCCTATGACGATGCCACCAACCTGGCGCCCGCGCGGCTGGTACGGTCGGTGCGCCAGCTCGGCTATCGCGGTTCGCTGCTGCATTATGCGGGGATGAGCCACGTCATGCGGCTCGCCGCGTCAGGCAGCGATTTCCGCGTGATGACCAGCGGCGATCCGCTGTGTACTCCAGCCCGCAAATGGCACGCGGCGTTCTTCGCCGAATGCAAGGCCCGCGGGTTCTTGCCCGTAGCCTCGCTGTCCTATGAGCTGTTCGCCGATTATTGCCCGCCCGCCTGGCAGCAGCGCGCAGCCAACGGCGATCCGGCACTGACCGGCTGGGTGCCGCCATCCACGCTGCTTTCGCCCGCGAGCAGCGCGGCGATGGCCTGGCTGCAATCAGTTGGTGCGGCGCTCGCCGCCCTGATGAAGGACGCCGCCGTGCCGGTGCGCTTCCAGGTGGGCGAGCCGTGGTGGTGGATCATGGCTGACGGACGCCCCTGCCTCTACGATGCGTCCGCCACGGCGGCTTTCGGTGGCAATCCGGTGGCAATCCCCGATATGCGTGCCAGCCTGAGTGCCGCGCAGAAGGCCCTGCTTGACCAGGCTGGCGCGCTGCTCGCCAGTTCCACCGCGGCGCTGGTTTCGGCGGTGCGCTCCGCCGTGGCGCCGCAGCCGGTCGAAGCCCTGCTGCTGACCTTTCTGCCCACCGTGCTCGATCCTGCCATGCCCGAGGCACGCCGCGCCAACCTGCCGACCGGCTGGGCATCGCCCGCCTTCGACCGCCTGCAGGTGGAGGACTATGACTGGCTGACTGCCGGCGCCGATGCCTTTCGCCGTGCGGGCTATGCCGAGGTCAACACCCGGCTGGGCTATCCCGCCGCCGCGCAGGACTATCTCGCCGGGTTCGTGCTGAACCCTGCCGACAAGGATCTGTGGCGCCACATCGACACCGGCATCGACGAAGCCCGCTCGCGATCAGCGCATGAGGTTTTCGTCTGGGCAATGCCGCAAATCTGCCGCGACGGTTACGTGCGGCTACCCGCCAACGAGGAGGACGGCGAAATGATCGCCTTCGACGATGTCGCCTATCCGATCGCACTGGGCCGCGATGCCACGGTGACGCCTGAATTTTCCACCAGCGTCTCGGTCACCGCATCGGGTTTCGAGCGGCGCAATGCGCTGTGGAGCGACGCGCGGCTGCGCTTCGACGTTGGCCCTGGCATCCGCTCGGACGCCGAACTGGGAACGCTGATCGCCTTTTTCCGCGCCCGCCGGGGCGCCGCGCGCGCCTTTCGCCTGCGCGATCCGACCGACTTCAGCTCGAACGGCATGACCGCGACGCCGACGGCGACAGACACGCCAATCGGCACGGGTGACGGGCTGGTCGCCAGCTTCCCGCTGACCAAGCACTATGGCACCGGCACCGAGGCGCAGCAGCGCCGTATCACCCGGCCGGTGCCGGGATCGGTGCTGGTCAGCCTGGGCGGCACCCCCGTTGCCACCGGCTGGACGCTCGATCCGCTTGGCGTGGTCACCTTCACCGTGCCGCCCGCCACCGGGGCTGTCGTGCGCGCCGGGTTTCTGTTCGATGTACCCGTGCGCTTTGCCGAAGACCGGCTCGACATTGCCGGAGCAGCCTTTGCCGCAGGCGAAGCACCCAGCGTGCCGGTGATAGAAGTGCGAGAGGCCGCATGACCCGCCGCTGGTTCGCCACGGAACTGGAAACCGTGGCCACTTTCTGGCGCCTTTCGCGGCGCGACGGCGTGACGCTGGGCTTCACCACCCATGACCGCGACCTGTGGCTGGACGGCGTGCGCCATCGCGCGGCCCCGGGCATGGTCCCCTCCGCGATCCGCCGCAGCGCCGGCTTCGAACCCGATAGCGCCGAAGTGGAAGGCGCGCTCAGCCACGATGCGATTTCCGCCGCCGACCTTGCTGCCGGGCGGTTTGACGGCGCGCGCGTGCAAATCGGCCTGATCGACTGGCAGAGCGGCGAAAGCCACGTTGTCTATCGCGGCACGATCGGCGCCGTTTCCGAAGAAGCCGGGCGCTTTTCCGCCGAGCTCCACTCGCGCAAGGCCGAACTGCAGCAGGACTTTGTGCCGCGCACCAGCCCGACCTGCCGCGCTGTATTCTGCGGCCCCGGCTGCACGCTGTCAGCGGCCCGCTTTGAACATGAGGCAAGCGTGGTTTCGCGCGATGTCGATGCCAACTGCGTGACCTTTGCCGCCGGGGCGCCGGTCGGCCTGTTCGCCGCCGGAACCGTCCGCTGGATCGACGGGCCGCACGCGGGCCAGGCGATGCACGCCCTGGCGCAGGACGGCGCCGCGCTAGTGCTCGACCGGCCGATCGACCCGGCGCTGGCGACGGGCACGCGCGCGATGCTGCGCGAAGGCTGCGACCGCACGCTTGATACCTGCGCTGCCAGATTTGCCAATGCGGTGAATTTTCAGGGCGAACCATTCCTGCCTGGTAACGACCTCGTCGCCCGCTACCCCTCGCCCGCTTCGTGACCGGCGCGCAGTTGGCGGCAGCAGCAAAGGCGCTGATCGGCTGCCAGTTTCGCCTGCACGGGCGCGATCCGCGCAGCGGGCTTGACTGCATCGGCGTGCTGGCTGTGGCGCTTGAACGGGCTGGCTGTTCGGCACCGATCCCCAACGGCTATGCTCTGCGCAACCGCGATGCCGCGCGCTTTGCCGCCCTGGCCGCGCCTTGCGGCTTTGCCCCGGCAGAAGGTGCCTTCGCGGCGGGCGATGTCGCGGTGTGGCACGCTGGGCCAGGTCAGTTCCACCTTGGCGTCGCGCTTGGCCCGGACGCTTTCGTTCATGCGCACGCCGGTCTGCGCCGCGTCGTATCCGGCGCAGCCGATCCCGGCTGGCGCCTCGCCGGGCACTGGCGGCCCGACCCCGCAATTCGACAGGACTGATCCATGGCTACGCTTCTCTTTTCCGCCCTCGGCACGATCTTCGGCGGCCCGCTAGGCGGTGTCATCGGCGCGCTGGCCGGGCGCCAGGTCGATGCCGCGCTCATCGGCGGCGGCACGCGAGAGGGGCCTCGCCTGAAGGAACTGGCCGCCTCCACCTCCAGCTATGGCTCGCCGATCCCGCGCCAGTTTGGCGCCATGCGGGTTGCCGGGACGATCATCTGGTCGACCGACCTTATCGAGCACCGCGAAAAGCAGGGTGGCGGCAAGGGCCAGCCCTCGGTCACAGCCTATACCTACACCGCCTCTTTCGCCGTCGCGCTGTCGAGCCGCCCGGTGGCTGCAGTCGGGCGCATCTGGGCGGACGGCAACCTGCTGCGCGGCGCGGCAGGCGATCTGAAGACCGGAGGTACCTTCCGCTTGCACAGCGGCCGCGCCGATCAGACACCCGATCCGCTGATCCTCGCCGCCGAAGGTGCCGATCGCGCGCCGGCCTTCCGCGGGCTTGCCTATGTCGTCTTCGAAGACCTGCAGCTCGCCGATTTCGGCAACCGCATCCCGGCATTGACCTTTGAGGTCCTTGCCGACGAAGGGCCGCTGGAACTGGCCCTGCTGACCGAGGGCGCGATCGAGGCCGTCGATGCCGCCGTGCCGCTACCTGGCATCACCGGCCTCGCCGTGGAGGGCAGCCTTGCCGACAGCCTGGCCACGCTTGACCCTGTGTTCCCGCTCGATTGCGATGCTAACGGTGACCGGCTTGTGCTTTCGCCCGAACGGCTGCAAGCCGGACCTGCCTCCCTGCCCGAAGCGGCGCTTGCCGTTCGCGACGAGGATTTTGGCGCGCGCACCGGCTTTGCCCGCAAGCGCCTGCCAGCCCCGGCCTCCGCACCCGGAATCCTGCGCTATTACGATGTCGATCGCGACTATCAACCCGGCCTTCAGCGCGCCATCGGCATGGGCACCATCGCCCAGCCGGGAACCATCGAACTGCCCGCAGCGATGGCTGCCAATGTGGCTCGGGCGCTGATTGGCAAGGCCGCGCGGCGCGGCGCCTGGGCACGCGAAACGCTGGCCTGGCGTAGCAGCGAGCTTGATCCCGAAGTGGTCCCCGGTGCTGTCGTCTCGGTACCGGGGCAAACGGGCCGATGGCGAGTGAGCGCGTGGGAATGGCGCGAAGGCGGCATCGAGCTGATGCTGGAGCGCGCCGCGCCGCTGGGCGCTGCCCCGGACCAGCCCGCTACCGATCCGGGGCGGGCCAATATGCCGGGGGACCTGCCACTTGCTCCGACCATGCTGGTCGCGTTTGAACTGCCATGGGACGGGCTGGGCGCTGCCGATTCGTCCGCTTTATTCGCCGCAGCCTCATCCACTGGTAGCGGGTGGAACGGGGCCGCGCTCTATGTCGATCCGGGTGATGGCTCGCTCTTGCCGCTGGGGCCGAGCGGACGGGTCCGCTGCACAATTGGCACCACGGTCGATGTCCTCGGCCCAGCCCACCCGGGACTGTTCGATCGCCAGTCGGTGCTCGAAGTTGAATTGTTGAGCGATGACATGGTGCTGGACGATGCCACGCCAGAAGCCCTCGCGAACGGTGCCAACAAAGCGCTTATCGGGTCCGAGATCGTTCAATTCCTCAAGGCTGCTTCGCTAGGCGCCCGCCGCTGGCGTCTCGAGGGCTGGCTGCGCGGACGTGGCGGCACCGAGCAGGCCGCAGGCAACCATGCTGCCGGTGAGCCGTTCGTCCTGCTCGATGGCAACGCGACGGTGCTCGATCCAGCCGCGATCGATCCATATACGGCCGCTTCAATTGCCGCGATCGGACTGGCAGATCCTGCCCCTGTCGTCTCACCGATCATGGCCCGCGGGATCACTCGCCAGCCGCTGGCACCAGTCCATCCGCGCTCGGCAACGCTGGCCGGTGGCGGGCTGGAGCTGTGCTGGACGCGCCGCGCCCGCGGCGCCTGGTCCTGGCCCGACGGAATCGATGCACCTATGGCAGAACAGTTCGAAGGCTACCTCGTCAGCTTCGGCCCACTCGCTGCCCCCCTGGCCTACTGGGAGGTGAGCGAGCCGAAGCTGGAGCTGTCGCCAACGACGCTCGCCAGCCTTCCTGCTGGTTCCTTCCACGTCCGCCAGCGCGGAACGCATGCGCTATCTCAGCCGCTCCTGCTCAAGACCCTTCCCTGA